TTTGCGCTCAGCGTGGTCGGGGTAAGCGTGACAGCGAAGGAAGACGTGCCGCCCGCACGGCCATCGATGATGATGGCGTCCTGCGTTGATGCTTCTTCAAACCGGGTGCCCGACGTAGTGCGGAAGGTGTTTGCCCCGGTGAATGTAGTGGACGCAGACGCGGAAGGAATCCCCGCAGCCGACAGCGATGTCGCCCCAGTACCACCAGACGACACCGCCAGAGGGGTGGCCAGTGTGACGCCACCTGCGGCTACGGTCAGTTTCGTAGAGCCTGCTGCTTGCAGCCCCAGTTCGCCAGATGTGTCAGCGGTGATGACTGCACCGCCAACGATGGTGTCTGCATTGATGAATGTGGTCATGGGTTACTCCGGCTTGGTTGGCCACTGAATGTTGTCGGGGAAGCCCGCCTGTTGAGGAACGTCACGCAGGGCTTGACGGTACGCGATCCACTTGGTGCTCACGCTGTCGGGCACGTCTTTGGCCTGCGTCCAATCGGATTCTGAAAGCAAGCGGTTGCGTTCGACACGAGCATCTGCAACTTTCTTGGCAAGCACCTCGTCCTGCGAGGGTTGTGTGGGTGCGGCAAACGTGGTGCCGTCGTACGTCCACCAGTGAGTCACCTCATCAGGTGCTTCGATAAACATGTCAGCGTATGCCGGGTGAAACACCGAGTGTGGAGACGCCACAACCCGATCTACGACTACGCCATTTTCAACATATACCCAAGCCATGTTGCTCTCCTTATGCGTAGATCAGAACGATTGCGGCACCGGCGGTGCCAAGATTGTAGGCACTCCCCGAATTACCATGGGAAGCAGAAGCCCCCGCACCAAAACCAGAAGCTCCGGTAGTCGGCGTTGAGCTGCTCCCTTCATACACAGCCCCGGCGGATGCACCAAATCCACCATTTCCGCTTCTACTGCTGCTACTACTTGGGCCTACGTTATATACACCGCCGCCACCGCCGCCAAAACCTCCATTCCCACCAATCAAAGTGTATGAACCGTTAGTACCATTTCCTACCCCACCCCCACCTGCGCCGGGACCACCAGTCAAGCCATAAGCATTACCGGCGGTGTCAAGATACCCACCCACACCGGGGGATGTTAGATATTGAAGCAGTGGGTCTGTATATACAAGGTATCCACCACGACCTGCTCCGGGCCTATTAAACCCATCAACCGCGCTTCCAGCGCCCCCACTAGCACCAATACCGCGTCCGCTGGAGGTAGTACCGTTTCCACCATTCCCAGTACCCCAACCGGAACCACCTGAATAATTGCTACCACCCGCATTACCATTACCTAACGGGGATGCACTTGCACCCCCAGTACACGCATAAAAATTACCGTATGTACCGTCTCCACCCGTGTACGCATTGCCATTGGTAACCCCTGTACCAATAGTCGCAGTACCCCCGGCGGGTGGAGAACTAGCAGAATATGGGTTAACAGAATTGGCACCCTTATTTGCCGTAAATCGCGTGACTGAGGCGTATGACACCGTGGCGTTGCCACTAGAAATAGTAATGGTGACAGTCTGCCCGGCGGTTACCGCTAAGTCGCCAAATGCACATCCACCCCCCGCACCACTTCCAGTCCAGTACCAAGAACCATCGTATTCAACACTTGCGCTACCTCCCGCGCCAAACGCATACACGCGGATGGATGTGACGCCTGTTGGAACGGTATAGGTGCCGGACGACGTAAACGAAGTCCAAGTCTTAGTGGTGCTCGGGGCTACTGGGGCAGCACTTGTCCATGTCGTCCCATTACTGGTCAACACGTTGCCGGAAGTACCGGGAGCAACCACCTGAAGGGCCGAGGTGCCATTCCCCAACAGCACGTTGTTGGCGGTCAGCGACGTCGCGCCGGTACCGCCTGCGGCAACACCAAGAGTTCCGAATGATGGGGCACCCGTGCCGCCGCTGAGCAGAGGCTGGCCGGAAGTGCCCGCAGAGACAAATGCCGTTGTGCTTGCACCGCTGTTGTAGGGGACTTGACCCGCACCACCACCTGCGATGTTTGTGGCATTTGTAGCCGTCCCGACCGTCAAACCAGATAGCGAAGTAGCGCCCGTACCGCCTGAACCCACAGGCAGGGGCTGAGCAAGCGTCACGACTTGGTTGGTACCAATGGTGACTGCGGTTGTGGTCCCGTTGGTCTGCAACACCAACTGACCGGTGGTATCCCCAGAATTGACTAGGGCGGTACCGGTGGTGGTTCCTGCGGAAATGGTGCTCATGCGTGCTCCTTAAATCACAACCCAGCGTTGGCCAGAGGAAACCGTAACGGTAATACCGCTTGCGATGGTCATCGGCCCTACTGAGAATCCATTCTGCCCAGAGGCAATCGTATAGTTTTGGTTCACCGTGGTGTCGTTCACGTAGATCGCACCCCCTGCGGAAGCCCCCGTGTTTGCCCAACTTGGGTTGACACCATCAGTGGTTAGGAACTTACCCGCGTTGCCCGTCTGGCTCGGCAACCCCGAAAACGTCACAAAAGACAGCGTGCCAGAACCGTTCGTTTGAAGAAGCTGACCGTTCGTGCCGTCAGTAGAGGGCAGTGTCCAAGTGACGTTAGATGGTACCGTGGCAGGGGCTTGGAACGCCACCCAGTTGCTGTTGTCAGAATCTCCGAACCGCAGATCACCCTGCGACCCAATCTGAAGATTACTGCCATCAAACGTCAGATTTGCCGAGTCGGTCAGGTTGCCCGCTGCCCCTGCATACGTCACACGACCGGCAGACAAAGAGGAGTCCGCAAAATTGGCAGCGGTCAGCGTTGTGCCATCGAACGTCAGGTTTGCCGAGTCGGTCAGGTTGCCACCGGCCCCCGCGTACGTGACACGCCCAGAGGTCAGCGAAGTATCAGCAAAACTGGTTGCAGTAAGAGTGGTGCCGTCAAACGTCAGGTTAGATGAACCCGCGAGATTGCCACCGCTGTTGTACTGGACTTGGTTATTCGCCCCGCCTGCGGAGATGCTGATGAGCACGAAGTCGCTACCGCTCCAAGCAACCAAGGCTCGGATACCAGCGGGGACGGTCACACCGGTCGTCGGCCCCGCACCGCGAATCACAATCGGCGCGGTGCCTGCGTTGATGACGATGTACGCCTTGGAATGCGCGGGGGCTGTGATGAACCGAGTGACGGAGTTGGAAGCCGTCCAACGGATGATGGCGTTACGTGACTGATTGGTTGCGCCGTTGGTAGTGGACAGCGTTACGTCGGCATCGGCGCTGAGCGTCGTCACACCCGCGACCGCTGAATCCAGAAGGCCCGTGATGGCGTCGTTGACAACAGTACCCCACGTGCCCGACAAGTCTCCTGTGGTCGGGAGCGCCAGACCAAGCAGAGGGGTGAAATTTGTTACGGCCATGTTTTATCCTTTACAACACAAGCCATCGCGCACCACTAGGCACTGTGAACGAAGAACCAGAGGCAATCGTGATCGGTCCTACACTGAATCCATTCTTGCCAGACGTCATCGTATACGTACCGGTGAAGGTTGTGTAGTTCTCTGTGACCGCACCTGCGGCAGAAAATGACGCAAACCCGGCTGGGTAGGTCACAAACACATCTTTGGTGCCCGCCGAAAAATTTACCAGACTGCCAGAGTTGCTTGAAGCAAGCACGGAGTCGCGGGACAGCGTTGTGCCCGAGGAGGTGTAGGTACCAATCCCCACTTCCCACTCAGAACCGGTCTGCCCAGCAATGCAGTAGTACGTGGTGTTGGCGTTACCAATTGCCGAGAACGACTGAAAGCCTGTCGCCGCGCCCAGCAAAGTAACCGTACCTGTACCTTGCGTGGTCGTGGTTTCCTTTACTCGGTCTTTTACGACAAAAGCCATAGTCTGTCCTTATACGACCATTTCCACATCTACCCAATCGGGAGTTTGGGAATTGTTGATATTTTGCCAGTCTGGGGTCTGGCTGTCATCTATTGTGGTCCAGTAAAACTGATTCACGGTGCCCACAGACCCCCGCGCTTGAACCCCGTTGATGATTTTGCTTATCTGCGCGGTGACCGATCCCACCGAACCACCCGCCGACACCCCGCCAATGGCCACGGTATACAGCGTATTTCCAACTGCACCAGAAGCAGCGACGCCTGTCAAGGAGACTTGGGTGGTTGGAGCGGCTGTCCCCACCGCGCCATAGGCAACCACGCCGTCTTCAGTTGGGTTATTTGTCTCAGTGACATCCCCAACCGCACCTTCTGCGGCCACACCGGTCAGTGCTTGAGCGGCACTAGAAGAAACCGACCCAACCTGTCCCGAAGCCTCCACCCCAGTAAGGGCAACAACACGGGAAGTCGTGACGCTACCGACATCCCCCAAAGCCCCCACTCCAGTGGCGGCGGGGGCAACTACGGGAGAAGCCGTTCCAACTTCACCCTGCGCATCGTCACCAGTCAGGGCAAATTCATGAGGGCCAACTCCAACGGAGCCAACTGAACCGTAGGCAATGACTCCATCTTCTTGGGGGCTGTTGGACTCAGTAACATCGCCAACATCACCTTGAGCCGCCACACCAGTAAGCGCGACTGTGCGCTCACCCATTGCGATGTCGCCAACGGCAGCATCAGCTTGGACCCCTGTGGGGAACTGGGGAATGGCAAATTCGACATTACCCGCAGCGCCCGCAGCGACAACGCCACTTATCGCAATCGAAATCGAGGCGGTTACATCTCCAACAGCCGGGTCCGCATGAATACCCGAAATTAACGGGTTTGGGGAGGGGTTAACATCATCAACGAAGCCCTCGGCTTCGACATGAACCAGATTGACCGACGAGGCTGGGCTGACTGAGCCTACAACCCCTGAAGCCGCTACCCCCGCAAGTGCGACCTGAACTAACCCAACAGAGATGTTGCCGACTGCGCCAGCAGCCTGTACGCCAGAGAGCGCAACAGTGCGAGAAGAGGCGACTGACCCAACCGAACCTGTAGCAATTACGCCGTTTTCGGTCGGGGCGTTGGTCTCAGTTACATCTCCAACATTACCGCTTGCAACAACTCCAGTGAGCGCAACTAGGCGTGCTCCCACCGCTACGGAGCCAACCGCACCAGTGGCGGATACCCCGTTCTCTGCAATTTGTGGATTGGCAGTAGCCGTCCCTACCGCGCCAGAAGCACTGACGCCGGTAATGGAAACAACGACCGTCTGTCCCGCAAGCGAGGAAAACGGCGCTTCGGAAAAGGCGGCTATGCCGAACATTGGCTACACGGCAGGTCTCCCTGCCGCCCCTATCAGGTTGTAGCCAAGCGGAGCAGCGCGGTCGAAGTCGTGTTGGACGGCATCGTCAGAGTAAACGTACCTGCGGTCACGGTCTGTGAACCGAAGGTGTGCACGCTGACAGCCTTGTCACTCTGAGTAGAGTTGTAAATCAACACCGCATCAAACGCTGTGGTCAGCGTTACAGCGGTATACGTGATCGACGCAGAGGGGGTCCAATAAGCCACGCCCGCCGTAGCCGACGTATTAGACGAAGCAGGGGGCGTGGCGTTGGTCACCGTTACACCACCGGGGGTGTAGCCGGTACCGGTTACTTCGCCCGTGCTGCTGTACGCCGTGGTGCTTGCGTTTACCGTGGCAGAAGCCAGATACAGCGCGGCCTTGAACGTGTCGGCAGTACCGGTACCGCGCGTGGGGGCGGTGCCAAAGTTGTGGGTAGCGGTCAGCACTTCGCCAAGAAACGACGTGCACATGGCTTGAGTGTTTGCCATTTTGAATTCCTTTCTTTAACCAAAAGATGCCGCTTCGGCACCAGCAAAAACAGCAGCTTGTTTCAACGTTACATGCACCGAACGATGCACAAGTTCACTTTCGTGCCAATACTCGACCCAGGTCGTGTATTCGTTGTCATTATCAAGAACTCCCTCCTTCTTCTCAAGAAGGGATTCTTCCATGTCACCTTTGGTGGTCGTAATGAGTGCCATTGATGCTCCTAAGAAATACGCACAATCGCGTTGTTGGGGTCGGCTATCGGGAACGTGACCGTGAACGTTTGATTGCTCACCGTCTTGTCGGAACCAAAGTCCAAAGTCGCCACCGACTTGTTGCCCTTGCTGCTGTTATAGATCAACGCCCCACGGGCGATGAAAGTGGCACCAGTCCAAATGGCGGGATTAAATGAGATGTAAGCGGTTGGCACTTGTTGACTGTTGTTCCCTGAAGTCGGAGACGGGTTGATCACAAGCGTCACGCCTCCAGCCACGTAGCCCGTACCAGTAACTTCGTTCAGAGTCGTATAGACCGTGGTGCTTGCGCCCAGTGATGCGTTCCCCGTATACAGAGCAATCTTGAACGTGTCCGGCGACGTCGGGCCGAAATTGTGCACGGCCTGAAGAATCTCGACCTTGAAGCTGGTGGTGACAGTTTGGAAGATCGCCATATCAGGTCACCGGTTGACGGTACTGCCCCGAGCGGTACGCATCCTGACGCTCCATACCATCGCCCAGGCGCTTGGCCATGGCCAATGCTTCCTTGTACTTGGTCTCGTAGAAAGCCATCACGTCGGTCTCACCCTTCATGTAGGTGTACGCCTCAACCAGCGTGCCGTACAAGAGCACCGTGTCAAAGTTGTCCCCCAACCACGTGCGACCATCAGCGGCAACCGTGATGGACTCGGGGTAGTAGTAGAAGTGCAACTCAGCCAAATAGTTGGTGTCTGGCGTCGGGCCAAGAATGAACGTCAACTCATCCGTGATGGTGCTACCGACAATCGCAGGGCCAAACAACCCGTAGTGCCGGGGCTTGCCAACGTCCGTCGTCGGGTTGGGATACGCTGCTCGGATGAAGTTCACATCCTTGTTGAGCAAATATTCATAGTCCCCACCGCCGACCGGATACACCGCCAACGAGTACACCGCCAGAAAATCGTCCGGCGCTTTAAGATACTTGTTGCCCGCTTGAATGTTACCCGTCATGTTCCTGCGAAGCGACGGGAACTGCACCGTGTTGTAGATGCGTTGTTCGGCCTGCCGGATGAACCGATTGATCTGCTCAGTCGTGGTGTCCTGTGACCCGTCAGACAGGTCAAAGGCCGGAAAAATATTTTCCGAATACGACTGAACGGCGTCAAACAGTTCTTGGTAGTTCATGTTCAGGCCATCGGACCGCGAGACATCACACCTTTGGTGGCGCAACCAGTGCCACGCATCTTGATGCCCGTGGTCTTGGGCGTGGGATCGTAGCCATCACGGTTGATGTTGCCAACCGACATCTTCACGGAATTGGCAGCGGTCGGCTCCTTGCGGTAACCGTTGGCCAGTTCCGCTTCACTCAAGGCCTTGCCCTTCATGGTGTGCGGCTGAGCGTAGACCTCGGCTTGACCGACTTCCTTGCCCATCACCTTCTTGCTGAACTTGGCCATGATCAAGCCCCCTTCTTGTAGGTGAAGGACGACTTCTTCTGGTTGGCAACCTTGGCCAGACCACGACCCAGCGCCTTCATCTGGGCATTGGTCTTACCGCCCTTGGCCATCTTGGCAGCGTGCATGCGCTTCTCGTGCGCCTTCACTTCTTCCTTGGCGACCTTTTTCATCTTGTCCATTTCCGACTCCTTACGTCGTAGTTACCGTTACTGTACCAACTTGGGCTTGCAAAACCAAGTAATTTGGAGTTAGCGCGGTATCAAAACCTCGCGCCCCACCTACCGGGTTCCAACCCCACTGGAACACCCGGCTACCCCCTTCAGGGCTACCGGTCTGAGATTGAGACAAACCAACCGTATCCAGCGTCTGAAGCCCGTTCAGGCCAGACTGAAAATAGCTCACATCAGGACGCGGTTCGCGTACAGCTTGCGGGTCATACACAGGGTACATACCGAGCTGCAACTGCGGTTGGTCGGGCTCCCAGCATTCCGGGCACACCTTGATGCTCACCATCTTGGTCTTGATGGTCAGCTTCTTCAGTTGCTTGAGCAAAAACCGCTGAGCACAGCGGTCGCACTCCGCAATTGTGTATTTGGCTGATGCGTACTTAGGCCCGGCCATGATCAGGAGTAATACAGGACGCGGGGGACAAAGCGGTCGTTGGCCTTGTCGCGGTCTTCTTCCGCCGCCAACTGCCACTGCTGTTCGTACTCTGCCTTGAGCATGGCGATCCGATTGGGGTCCATGTCAGGGAGCTTGATCGACATTTTGTACGCCAGCCCCGCCACCATGCACTCCAAGAGACGGAAGGGGATGTCTTGGGTTTTCACGCCCGTACCCGCGTCTTGAACGCGGCGCATGCGCCAGTACACAAACATGTAGTACGGGTCGCCCACCGATCCTTGATTGGGGATTGGCCAGATGTTGATCGAAGGCGGACGAGATACCGACACAGCGGTGCCCACCGTGTGGGTACCGGCAACCGTATTCTGCTGGCCACGGCCACAGTAGCTTATGTACCCAGCGGGAGAGCTTGGGCTTGGCTGCGTGAGATTGCTGTAGCTGATCAACTCACTGCCCAGCGTGATAAAGCCAGCAGCAGCCAACTGGGTTACGTCGTTCAGGTAGATCGTGGTATCCGCAGGCTGAACAGTCTGGGTAGCAACTTGAGCCGTCGTTGGGTTGGTCTCCCCGGTCTGACGATTAATCCAGACCTGAATGGGGCGACCCTGCGCGTATTTGTTGGGGATCGTGGAGTACGTAGATTCACTGATCCGGTTGATGTTGATGTCGATCTGCGTGGTGCCAGCGCCTGCGTTGGTGCGTGTCACCTGATCCAACAGATCAATCGTATCGTTGGGTAGCGCGTAAATGACCTGATTGGGGTACAGCGGAAGCTGCCCTTCTTCAATCGTCCAGAGGTTGATGCCCCGGTTGGCCCATTCAATCGTCAGCAGGTTGAGGCTACGCCGCGCGGTGCGGAAGTTGTAGCCCGTGCGCAGTTCCTGCCCGCAACGCTCAAACGCCTCTTCAATGAGGTCGTTCATGTCGAGGTTGAAGAGGGTGGTGCCAGTCGTGGTCATTTAGCGGAACCTTGCGGTTTTCTTGGCGATGGCCTTGGGCTGCTTCACGAACTGCTTGCCGGAGGCTTTGCCTGCTCGCTTTGCTCGGGTTGAGGCGGCGTACTCTTGGGGGGAAAGACTTTTGATCGCAGCCTCTGGAAGATACCTTTCACCCGTATCAGAAGATCGTTTACCACTTTTCGTCCTCCATTTTTGGGCGGTCCAGTCCTTCAATGACTGCTGCGACTTTTTAGTCACGGTATCCGCCGCCCTTGCTCTTGTACTGCTTGGCCAGTAGCTGTGCTTTTCTCGCGCTCCACTGGCCTGCCGCCGTGCCCTGCACAGCCTGCCCCTTGATCTTCTCAAAGAGCGACTTGCGCATACCCGGCTTGGTGTAGTTGCCCGCCTCGTTGACCTTGGACTTGGTGGTCCCGCCTTCGGCGTACTGATCAAAGTCAGTGTCATCGCGGCGAGCCTTGCGCTTACCGCTGGGCATCTTGCTGGGGTTAATGGCCCCCATACCGCGACTGGCCATCATAGTTACACCATCTTTCCGCGAGTCTTGCCACGAACGCAGCAGCCATCAGCACGCGATGAAGCAGATTTCACCTTACCGCCTTTTTTCATGGCAGATGTAGGGGTAACACCCGGCTGCTGTTGCTTGTCTTTTTCACGATCCCGACGAATTGCCTCCGCAACGGCACCAAGCATGCCGTGTTGCGTCAACTTACCCATCATGCCCTCGCCAGTAGCGATACCGGCCAACGGAGACATATCATTGAGTTTCATGGTTACACCATCTTTCCGCGAGTTTTACCGCGAATAGCGCAGCCATCCGCACGTGCAGAAGCAGTGCCGCCCTTGCGCATCGGAGCGCCCTCGGGGTCCCGAGGAGGCTCCTTCATATCACCGCCGAACCTTTTAAGCATCTCGGCGCGGAAAGGACGCGAAGGAGGGCTTTCTTTAGCAGGTCGCTTGGGCTCGGGCCTGACCTTGGGAACAGGCTCAAGCACGGCCATGCGAACGGCTTCCTCTGCGGGAGGCAGTTTGCCGGTGGTAGCCATTTCAGCAGGCCTTCCCGCCCTTGTTCATCTTGATCATCGTGCCCTTGGTCTTGCCCTTCACGGCAACACCGTCACGGCTGGGAGCAGCGGTCTTCACGGCGCCCATCTTGGACGCAGCAACGCCGCCCTTCTTCATGCCCATTTCAGCCTTCTCATGCTTGATCATGGACTTGGGAGCGTTTTTCTTCTTCATGAAAGCCAACTCTTTGCTAACCATTTTCTTGGACTCAGCCATTTCGCCACCTCTTGAAAATTTGCGGCCTTTATCGGCCTTGATGAACTCAGCCCCAACGGATTGGGGCACGCCTGCCTTCTTGGCAAACGATGGATTGTTGGCCACCGCAGCCATGAAATTGTGTTGCTTCTTGCTAGCTGAGGGCACTCCGCTGCTCCTTCATGAAAGCGTCGAGCTTCTCATCCAGCCGATCCAACCGCGCTATGACGCGATTGAAATCGTTGTGCATATCCGCCTTGGTCACGAACTTGTCCAGATGCTCCTCCCGCGTGCGGTTGAGGAGAATCTGAATTCGCTTTACCTCGTCTGCATGCGCCTTGATCACCCAGATGATGATCGCGGAGATGAAGGAGAGGACCACGTTCCATATCAGCAGTTCCATGCCCGCAGACTCTTGTTAATCCTCGAATTCGGATCGCTTGCGGTTTTTGCGCTCGTCAACTTCTTTTTCATCCCTTTCATACGGGCGCAAAAAGAGTCGCGGCGTGGCCCGCCCTCCGGCTGAGGTGCCTTCAGCCCAGGCTTCCCTGGATTCGCGGCGTTGTAGGAGGCTCGCCCCTTGGCGTTCAAGCCGCCCTTGGGGTTCTTGCCTTCTTTCCTCTGCCATGCTGGGCTCTTAGCCATAGAACACCACAGCGGTTGTGCCGGTGCCCGCAAGTGTTACGTGGATGTTGGTGGCGCAAAGAACACCTTCGCCGGGAATGATCACGGAGAAAGGTGTCCCGTCTTGCGCGGTTGCGGTCGAAATAAGGACCGTGCCGCTCGCCCCACCATCACGCACGACAACGGAACCCGTGGCTGTTCCGGGCGTGATAAACAGCCCTTTCAGACGGGTTCTCGCTGAAAACACCGTGGACGTCGTAGAGACGTACCCGGCTTTAACGTCGGTTTGCATCATGGCGATGCCC